TATTGGTTACGTCGAGGATGGCGGTGCCTTCCCTGTAGCTGACAAGCAGGACTACCAAACCTATCAGGCTACGCGTAAGTTTACCGTAGGCTCTGTTCAGATTACTGACGGTGCCATGGCAACTGCAGCGAAGTCTCCAAACGTAGCGCGAGACGTTGTTACTTCTGAAGTCAAAGGACTAATGAATAACATCCTCAAATTCGAAAACGGTTTCTTCTTTCGAGATGGAACAGGCACTGTAGCAACTATTGCAAATGGTCATTCAACTGCAGCGGATTGCCCTGTTGATGATGCCCGAATGCTTTGGGACGGCGGAACATACAACATGTTTAACGCTGCTCTCACATCCAAGGATGGCGACGTTGTTGTTTCAAATGTTGAAAGCGCACTAAATGCAGATGGAAATTCTCTTGTTAACTTTACAGGGGCTCTTCCTGCAACCAGTGCGGATAGCGATGTTTTGGTCTGGAACGGCTGCGTTAACCGCGCTGTGACAGGTCTTGATAAGTTAATTGGTGACTCAGCGTCAACGTTTCAAAACATTGATGTAGCAGCTTTTCCTCGCTACTCATCTACTGTTCTTAGTAACAGCGGAACTAAGCGTGATCTAACCCCATCATTGTTTCGGCAAATGCTTGCAGGCATTCAGCAGCGAAGCGGCTCAGAGCGTCCATCGGACGGCCTGACTGTTCTTTGCGATAGCTGGCAGGCAATTAATGTTGAGGAGCTTTACGAAGGTGAACTTCGCTTGACTCCTGAAAGCAAGGTTGGCGGTTTAGCTGTTGCCGCATTCCAGTCTGCACTGGGACGCGTTGACATCATGGTTGATACCGACTGTCTACATAACACCATGTTCTTCTGTGACTTCAGCAAGATTTATCGTGCGGTTCAGAAGCAGCTTGGGTGGCGGCGTGAAGGCGGGTCAATCTTTAAGCGGTCTGATGTTTCAGGTATGTATACTGCAACTGCAATCGAAATTGCAGAGATGTATATCAAGGAGAGACACACCTGCGGTAAGATTACCGACCTTAACGACAACAAGGCAACTGCATATTAATGTGAAGAGGGGAGCTTAGCTCTCCTTTTTATGGTTGGACTGGAGGATTATTATGGCAGATAACAGAGGTATTTCGGGTCGCCCCCTTGCTCGCAAGGGAAACAAGCTTGGAACACCACCCTTTGTTTTACATTTATCAGTTACTACTTCATCAGCAAACTTAGTTGATAACCTGGACTTTAAGGTGCGTGTTGTTGATATGTGGGCGAATGCAACAGGCGGTGCCTGTGGCGTTGTAACGCTTACAGATGGTACAAACACCATCGCGACAACTGCAGCTTGCGCTGGGGATAAAGACATCGGTCGAGCCGATGAGATTGATGATGTTTATTACGAAGTGTCCAAGGGTGGAAAACTTGCAGCGTCAAGTGCATCGGGCACCGGTGAGCTTTACGTTTTGTGCGTACGAATTTAGGAGATTAGAAGATGGCTAGACGAAAAAAACAATACATTGATTTTACGAGCGCGGGTTCGGGAATCACTGGAACCTTGGCGGGAATTGGCGGGGCAACCGCTGGCTCAACAGGCAGTGAAAACATTCTGAAGTTCAGCAACAACGAAACGCTGTATCATCACGTTAATGGTACTCAAACAATTCTTATCCCGGCTGTTACCGCAACCGGTTTAAATATTGGGCAAGACCAAACAAATGATGATGGAATGGAACTTTCGACAGATCCTGTAACGGGCTCTGGGGGCGTTCAGTTTGTCGTGGGGACAGACCCTGCGTTTTACTTTGCATGCACTATCAATATTCCCGATGTCAGTGGCACCGATGACCTTGCAGTTGGTTTTCGTAAAGCTGAAACGTATCAGGCAGCTCTTGATAATTATGATGAGATGGCTGCGTTTAACGTTATTTCTGGTGACATTAAAACAGAAACAATTATAAATGCCGCTGCAACTGTAACTACTGACACCACCGACAACTGGGCTGATGCAGCAACTAAGACGCTAAAGGTCTTGGTTAGCGCTGCTGGCGTTGTCACGTATCAAATTGATGGAGCAGCCCCGACTGCTTCAGCAGCCTTTACGTTTGATAGTGGCGAAGTGGTTATCCCATTTGTTTACATGCTGCATGCATCAGATATAGCTGGAGCAGTAACAATTACTTCCTGGGACGTTGGTTACCAGTAATAGGAGGCCGAAATGGCTTTAACTAGCACACAAGCAAATATTTCTATGACTCCATTTACCATTACGGAGTTAAGCTTAAGCACTCCCGTAGCTGGTAAAACTGAGTCTATTGCACACGGCGGGCCCTCTGGAGCTACGCCTTTAATGGTTCTTCATGCTACAACTACTCGTCCTACGGATGGCAGCGTTGTAGATATGTCGTGGACATCAACAGACACCACCAACAACAAGGTCTCGATTGTCCTTGATACTGTTGCTGGCGGAAGTTTGACCGGCTCTGCGGTAAAAGTTTACTGCATTTTTGCAGACTCTGCAGGTGGTGGAATTACCACTCCTGGTCCGGTTAGCACGGTCGTCTGATGCATCCTCCTGGTTGGGTGTGTCGCCGCCTTCATCAACTGCATCCACAACTGCGGTTGGCTTGGGCGGGTCGGCAACGGCAAAATGATGATGAGTTGAATCCAGGGTCTTTTGCCCTGGTTCAGCTCTATCATGTGCAAGATACGGGTTCGGTTGATGACCCTGTAAGTTACCGCCTTCGGTGGGATGTAGATCCTGTTGTCGGGGATGACGGGCAAACAACCATGGTTAAAAAAGAGCGTGGCCCTATCTTTGGCAAGAATGGCAGCACTCGCAGGGATTGGGACAGTTTGTTTCGTGTTCCTATGTTTATTGCAACGCTTGACGAAAGCTTTGGAATGGGCACGGATGATGTATTGTCTGGTCGTTTTTTGGAGTCAGTGCGGCTTTGGTTAACGCCCATTGAAAGACGGATGCGTGAGTCTGCAAGAGAAAAAGGCCGGGATCTTTCTGGGGCTATTGATGACGTAGCTCATGAAGCAACGGCAGATCTCTTAAAGAGCGCACAGAAGTCGGATGCTGCTTCGGTTATAATGGCTGACAAGCATGCGCGTAGCGATGTAGTAAACCTTGAGAAACGGGTTGAGGCGCAAGGGAAAGTAGAAGATTCTTTTGAGCTTCCGCCATTGGATGCGTAATGGACTTCAAAACTCTGCAAGATGAAGTGGCTGAGCTGCTGAACTTTAACAGTTCACAGACAGACCAGGACTTTACAACTGCGCAAATTAAGAAGGCTATCAATCGCGCCTATGCGCGGGAGTATCGCAAGGCTAGGCAAGAGGGCATTCGGCAGTGGTTTTCTTCTGTTACGGAAATTACTTGGCTGGGCGGAGCAGTTACGCTTTCTCTTCCGGCGTCTGTTAGAAGAAATCAGATAGTTAGAATAATTGACGTTACAAGCAGCGATCCTGGGTATCCCTTAGTTTTTGATGATGGTGGGTTTCTTGGAGACATCCACTGGAAAGACCGCAACACCTTGCAGTGGGGATCTAGTGGTCCAAGCGATAATCGAACGTTAAGAATTGAATACATGGCTGAACCAGAAGAAATGTCTTCTGACGAAGATGAGCCAATCCTAGTGGCCCCAGACCACCATGAGCTTATTTTTTATTCAGCTGCAATTGACCTAAGAACAAGAGCGGATGAGGTTGCCCCCCAATCATGGGCAATGGAGCGTCAAGAACTTCGCATGGATTTCTATAAGGACGTTAGCCGGGGAAGGCCTCATGGAACCGCAACTGTAATTCGAAGCAGCAGTGAAGATTCTGCTGAATTTATTTATTAAGGGATTGAGAACAAATGGCACTAGTAACATTAAAAAACAATACAGGCGTACCTCAGAGCATCGTGTTTAACGGTAAGCAAATTATCTTAGAATCAAACCGAGAACAGGATTTTATCCAAGCTGTCGCTGACAAGTTTGTTGAATCAAGAAGTCCTCTTGTTTCGGTTGTCGAGGAAGACGTTGGCGGTGTTTATGAAGACGAAGATGATGGTTTGATTTGGATTGCAAACATTACAGGTAATCCTGATGCTCCTGAAAAAGTTTTGTCTAAGTTATTTGTAGACCGTCGCTGGCAAATGGTTGAAATTGATAACCCCAAAAGAGAACCTCGAATGCTAGTAAATAAGTTCGACATGGGAATGAAGTCATACATTGCTAAAGATGGCGCAATTGAAGCTTTAAACTTGCCAAAAAGACGAATTGAAATTCCTCCATTTAAACGTCGGGCTCTCCCTGCAAACCAAGCTAAATGGTGGCTAAACCGAGATGCTATTTCAGAAACAGCTATTCGTGGGTGCTCTATTAAATCTCGTGCGCCAACCGAGTTTGAGCCCAACCCAAAGAACGTTGATGACTGGAGCCTGGATGACTTGCGTGCTTACCTGAAGCTCATGGACCCAGGCGCAGAGATGGGCCGCAGTGAAGCTTCAGTTGTGTCTGAAGCAAAGAAGCGCGGGCACAGAAAGCCGGAAGAGATTTCTGCTCACATTGAAGAAGAGAAGTATCTTATTACAAAAAGAATTTACTTTCGCTTAGTAGACCCGCAGTATTCTGTTCCGACCAAGTCTCAATTTCTTGAGTTTGTTCATGGGCAAAAAGAAGTTAAGCCGATTGAAGAAGATATTGCTGCGGAGCTAATTGAAAAATCTGCGGAGCAGGTAAAGCGTAAGCGCGGAAGACCTAAAAAGAATCCAACAGAGGCACCTGCTAGTGCTTAAGGAGTTTGCGTATGGGGCGGCGAGAGTATCAGCACTTGGTGCTCAAGTGCAATCGGGGCATCAACCAGCAGAGAGATCTTGCTGGGCAGGATGAGTGCGCCGACGCGTTAAACGTCTGGGCCCCAAACGGCTCCGTTGAGCAACGCCCCGGGTTTGAAGGGGTTGTGTCTCTTGTGCAATGCACGCAGGGAATTAACCACCCGGCTCAAATATACATTAGCCAAGACGGCACAAGCTTTGTGAATGCAGCAGAGGGCGGGTCTCTTTCGCTAGACAGCTGGGCCATGAGCAAGCACTGGTACATAGGCCTTGATGAGATTACAGCCCTTGGATCAGACAATGACTATGAAGCTATTCTTGGAATCAAAGTTCTTGTTTCAGCCACCAACACCAACAGAATTCACTACAAGGCTCATTACTACGACGGGACTGATTGGAAACATCTTTCCGTAACAGAGCATCAGACCATTGATACAGGAAAACCGGAGACTCATCTTGGGGCAAGCACTTCTGTCTTTTCCTGGGTAACTCCTGGCGACTGGGTAACTACAACAGTAAACAGCCAGACTAAATATTTTATACGGTTTACTCTTCTTGGAGCAGGTAAAACTGATGGAACAAACGATGTTGACGTTGCGCTTGATGAAGATGTTTCATTAAACAACAATGCAACTACGACATATCACCGAGTTGCAAACAGAGAGCCAGACAACGCCGGGTCAAAAGGTTTGTTTTGTGCTCAGTTCCCAAGAAACAAGCGCTACATAAATATATTCACTGGCGCAGACGGGGTTACTAAAAGCGAAATAGGCAATTCTTTAGACCTTGAAAACAAGGTTACATCTTCAGGGTCTACATACAATGAAGACACCTTGGCAACAATTGCGGTTTTTCCTCAGTTTGGCGAAGCGTTTGTTGCCCAGGGCGGAGAGGTAACTATTCATGATTTTGAAAACGATTACCCCTCGGAAGGAAACCTTGCCACGGTAGAAGATGGAGAATTTGCTGTGGGTGAATTTTCTCCCTACGACCCAACTCTTGTTAATCAACTTGGCAATTTTCCAAAAGCAAGATTCATTTGCAATTTCAAACAACGCCTTTGGTGCGCTGGTATTACAGATGAGAGGTTTACTGTTCGGTGGAGCGCGGGCTCTGAGTTTTATAAGGTGTTTTCAACACTGTCTGCAGAACCCCTAGTGGAAGACGACAATAGCCCAATTACCGGAATGCATCCTCTTGGAGAATATCTTCACGTATTTAAGAACGATTCTATTTGGTCAATGGTTGCCGTAGGACCAAACAGTGCAACAATGACAGAAGACTTTGCAGGAGTTAAAGTTGTTAACGGGGTAGGGTGTGTTGCCAACCAAAGCGTGCAAACTGTTCGAGGCAGTCTTATGCTTTTGGCTGAAGACGGAATCTATGCATATGACGGAACGCCCAGCATAAGAAAAATGTCAGACAGGATTTCTGACACCATTGCATCAATCACTCCATCAAAAAGACACTTGGCTGCTTCGGCTAACTGGCGGTCAAAAAACCTCTACTTGTTGTCTGTTCCGACAGAGGGGTCTGTCTCTAACAATAAAACAATTGTGTACGATTACAAGAACGATGCTTGGTGGGTGTGGGACATTTCTGCAAAATTCTGGCTAAGAGATGAAGACTCGCACGATGAAGAAATTTTGTATTTTGTTAATCAGTACGACCAAGTTTTTAGGCTGGGCTCAGGAAACCACGACCACGGCACAGCCATAAGCAGCCACGTTCTTACGCAAAGACTAGGGGAAAACGGAAACGTAAGAATAACCGTTCGGCAGCTAGAAATTTTAAGCGACAAGCTGACAGGGAATTTGTCCGTATCTGTTCGCGCTAACGATGACGAGGCTGGTGAATCATCAGGGTCGCTTGTTTTGTCAGATTCGGGAGATGTTGCTTACGGGTCTGCAACAGATGGGTCGCCTTATGCTGTGAACAGAAGAAGGCCAAAGCGATTGTCATTTAGGCAGCAAGGCGATTGGGTTCAGGTTAAGGTTTCTCATTCAGACAAAAACAAGCCAGCTCTTATTGCGGGCATTGATGTTGGTCTTAGCGGGGCCCTTAGGAGATGACTGCAAAAACTGTAAAAGGTGGAAGGGGTCGTCTTGTCGGCAGGGACTCAAGGGTTTTGTCCGGAGAGCTTCTTTCTCGACGGGCGCTAGAGCCTGACCGCTCAGAGCAGCTCACGCTTTCTCCGTGGGGGAGCTATGGCGGAGATGTTACGTCTAATACTGGATACACTCAAGATCTTCGCCTCACTATTCTTCCTGAGCTTAGGGATGAGTTTAAACCAGCATACGGAAGAATTCGTTTTACCACCGCTCTTCCTAATAGAGGATGGTTTGTTGCAGCTGCTATTTATAGGTTTTCCTTTAGAGACTCAGGCAGCCCTGCTACGTTCTCCAAGGTTCCCGGAACAGATGCCCTGTTTCCTGCAGAGGCTACAGGGGTTCAAACAATCCCTCTTGCTCGGCAAAATTCAAACATTGAAACAATGTTAACTCCAGGCGTTCAATATTTTCTTGGAGCGTTTGTTTCTAGCAGCAGCATAGGGTTGGTTTCTGATGCAAATACGGGGCGCAGGCTTTTTCCTGTTACAGCTGCAGAAATGACAGCTTCAGGAATTTTGCCAAAATCTGTTAAAGTAACTCAAACAACAAAACATTATGAAAAATATGCTCCCTGGATTGTTTATCTTTCCCGCGTCGGTGCAGAAATTCTTTAGGGGGTATTATGACAATATCGTTAACAACGTCACTTTCGAGCACAATTGTTAAAGCTGAGCTAGAGGAAAATTTTACTAATCTTAAAAATAAATTTGCTGCTGGTATTGATAACAGCGACATTAAAAACGGTGCCGCTATTGCAATCAGCAAGTTGGCTGCTGCAAAGGAATATGTAACTATTCCTCTTGTTAATTACGCATATACGTGGGGAAGCGCAGCTGCGGAGATTGCAACCGTGCCTCTTCCTGGGCTGTCTGGCACTCAAGCTAACTGGACGTTAAAGGCGGCGTCCTGGTATATTGAAGACACTGGAACCTCGGCAGGAACGCTTGATGTTGTTTTAACAAGATATGATAGCGGCGGCGACCTTGAAGATGTTACAGTTTTAATTAACGAGCAGCCTTTAACCGTAGGCACAAATAATAAAGGTAACTCTGGGCAATGCACAACAATTACCTCAAGCGCTGTGAACTATCACGCTAGCGAAGCTAGGCTTCTTACTCTGAGGCAAGGGGCTGCAGAGGGCGCAGCTGTTTTAAACTCTGCAGGAAGCATTGGAATTACGTTGCTTCTTGAACGAGACATTCAGGCTTAAGGAATAAGACATGGCATTTTCTGCAGCAGATTATCAAAACATGGCGCAAGCTAGAAAGCGCAATCGAAATGGCGGGCAGCAAGCGGCCAATCAGGGCTCTATGTCCAACTCTCAAATGGAGAGCGAGGCAAGCCAGAGGACATCTCGTCAGGTGCCAAAAGGAACGCAAAGTTTAAACCGGGATCGGCCCGGGGTTCCGCGCATGCCCGTGCAAGGTATACCAGATCGTCCAACGAACACGCCATCTGCTCCCCCTCCTGGTTCCCCCGGCTCTGCGGATGCGGGCACGCCAGAATTGCAGGGTCTTCAGCAAATGCCTAGAAGCATTCTTGGCATGCAGCGCATGGCAGGCGAACTTCCTGGCGGAGTGGACCCTAGCATAAGGCTTGCTGGCTCAATGGGTTCATCAGGTAGCGATGACTTTGTTGGTCCACCTGAGCCTGGATCTTCCGGCACAGCTATGCGTTTACCTGACGACGGAAACACTGGGTTTATGGCAGGCGCGGAAAACTACAATAACCCTGACAATATAGCTGACCCCAGGCCTACAAGGTCTCCTTCTGCGCTAGGCGGAGAAGAATCCTCGGACCCATTTGATGAGTTTGCCGAAGAAAGAGCAATGTACGAAGAAAATCTTGCTGCCTTTGAGGAGCAAAAAGAAGGGGCGGGCGACCAAATACGTCGCGACCTTGCAGCTCAACAAAGACGCCTTGCGGAAACTAACGCCCTGTCTGGGCGCTCTGGTCTTGGAGGGGGTTATGGCGGTGCCATGGCTACAAGCGGCGTCATGGGGGCAGCTGCTCTTGCAGAGGCAGAACGAATATCTCAAGATAAAATTAACCAGCTTCAGCTTGGCTGGATGGAAAAAGTCATGAGCTTTAACGAGTCTCAGCGACAACGTGAGTTTGACAGAGAGACATCAGAAACGGCGTACGAGCGAGACCTTAACCTTGAATCAATAAGACAGACAGGAGACCTTCCGTCTGGCATTGAAGGCGGCACAGGGGGCGCAACTGGCGTCGGGGAAAGCGGCGGAACGGGAGGCAGCACAGGCGAAGGCGGCAGCTCAAGCACAAGTGCAGGCGCAGGCACAGACACAGACACAGGCACAAGCTCCGAGGATGCCCCAGGAAGCGCTCGAGACATGTGGGATGATGGCTGGAGAAGAAGTGCCGATGGCGGCTGGATAAATGAAGATGGGGAGTCTTGGGGTGATGTGTATCCTAACCAGCCAAGCCCATACAGCGATGCCGTTACTTACGGCACCACTCTCGGTGCAACCATGGAAGATAGCGACCCTAGAGTTTCAGACCCCTGGTTTTTTAGAGACGATTTACCCAACAATTATGATAGCCCTGCTCTGGACATATATAATGAAAGGTTTGCTTGGGTTGAAGATTACGCTGGCGGAATGACGCAAGCTTGGTTTGATGGTGAACTTACGCAATCAGAATATTCTTGGTTAAGGGGCTTGGCAACCGAAGATAGTGGCATGTTTAACGATTACGAGGACGGGCCTCAGGAAAACTTTGGAGGGCCATTTCAGCAAAATGATCCAACCGAAGAAGGCATGACGTATTACTACCCTCACTACGGCATGACCGAATCTGACATGTATTCAATGGATGATGGCACGACTTTAAATGGTGATGAAATTATGGATGTTGCCGAACTTCTTGAGGATGCAAATCCTGCGTGGGCAGAAATAGTAAATAACCCTCCGTTTGGCGGGTTTGCCCAAGGTCCGTTTCAGCAAAACGCCGGACTCCTCAAAGAGGTTGCAGCGTTTATGCTTTCTCGAAAAAGCGACTCAGGAAACCAAGTTAGTTTCAATGGCCCTGATTTTATAGGCGAGCTTAGCGCACATCTGCAGCAGGCAGGGTACTTTCAACCAGAGAGGTTTTAAAGATGGCAAGAAAAACTCCAGAAGAAGCTCGGAAGCAATACGCTAACTTTATTGAGCAGCGTAGATCTGCCCGGTCTGAAAAAACCAAAACATCCCTAGATAAATACAAGGGGATGATTTCATCAAGAAGAAAGTATGGCGATGTTCTTAGGGCTCAAATGAGTTCCAGAGAAAACATGCGGGCAGCAGAGCAAGAAAGAGAGCGCAGGAAACGAGCTAGCGTCTGGTCAAACCTTGCTCTTATGGGCACAGGCATTGGTTCAGTATTTGGTCCGATAGGCTCCGCTGTTGGCACGGCTCTCGGCGCAGGCGTGGGCATGATTTCATCCGCTGCTCGCGGGGGCAACCCGTTTGATATGAGCGCACAGTTTGAATACTTAGATCCCGGCATGCTTGGGTTTGCTGCTCAGGGTGTTGCGGGTGCAATTAAGGGTTCTCCTGCGCAAGCAGCACAGACCTCAAGCCTGGGCATGAGTCCTAGTGGCACTGCACAGGGCGGAAGAATGCTTACGGGGCAAACAGGGGGAACAGGGGGTTCGGCGCTTCTCCCAGGTGGCTCAATTTCCCAAGGACTTAACTCGTCTACTCCTAGTTTTTATGGCGGGGGATCTTACAATTTTCAAGGTACCCAGCAGCCTCAGCCTTTAAGCCAAAGAATGGCCCCTGGTGGTTCCCAGTTAAGTCTTGGAACAGGAAGAACTCAGCAACGGCTTCAGCAAAATCTTGCAGGAAGCATGTACGGCAACAACCGGTATTTTAATGGGACAGTTAATCAGTAATTAACGAAATTTTTAAAGGGTTATAAACAATGGCCATGCAACCGCCACCACTGGCAAACAGCCTTTACCTTGCAATGCTTCAGCAGGAGCGGCAAGACAGGGAAAGAGATCATCTTCGATTTATTCAAGATGATGAGCGAAGAAATAAAAGCATGATGGCGGTGGCCCAATACTCCCTCCAAAAGCAGCTTCAGGATCAAACCCATCAAAGAGAGCTAGAAAAGCTAGAGCTTCAGCGTCAGAACCAGCGGGCAAGCGAAGCCTTTAAAGCCATGAATGCAATGGAAAGAACTAAGGTAACCTCGGATGCAGCGCTAGAAAGATCTATGCTTGGAGACCAAGCGGCGGGCGCAAGGACTTTAGCCAAAGGGCAGTTTGATCTTGAGGAGCAACGCAGAAGACAAGTGTTTGATCGTGGGGAAGAAGGCAGAAAGGCAATAGCCGCAGCAGAAAAAGAAAAAGTTAGGAAGTCTGAGTTTGATCAACAACAAGACATCAGAAAAGGAAACTTGGATGCCACCAAGCGCAAAGTTACTGCTTACGAAGAATATGTTGCTGGCGACAAGAAGTTAGCAAGTGAACTTGCAAACCTTAATAAAAAATTTCTAACTGCTCACGCGGTAACAAAAGAACGAAAACAAACATACGACGCTGCGTTAAAAGCGTTGAATAAAAACATAATGACGAAAGAAGATTTAAACCTTAAGCAACAAGTAATAGATACAGAAAAAGCATACAGGGAAGCTGCAAAGGTATCTGACACGCTGGCGGCATTAATTTCTCAAGGTGATGAAATAGCCCAGACTAGAAACCCAGCGGGTGCCCCGCCCCCAGTTCAGGAAGCAGCGGCACCGGGCAGAACAGCAACGTTTCAAGATTATTTAAACTCCCAGCAGTAGGTTAAGTAAGTGGCAAAAGTAACAGACATACAAGCTATTCTTGCTCCGCCGGGTACTGTGTCCCTGGCAAGAAGGGAAGAGTATAACAAGATACTGTCTAACCTTGGGATGTTTGAAACATCGGGTCAGTACGACTTTCTTTCTAACATGGGCGAACAGGACATTGAGCGCCTTGGCTTTGAGTCTGCAAAAAACTTTTTAATGCCTGAGATTGAAGCGGGCACAAAAACAAATGAAGACTTGTTTCAATTAGCTAAAATAAAATCTGAAGATCTTAGAGTTGTAAAAAGTCAAAAACTTAAAGAGGGCCAGAAAAAACTTCTTGAAGCGGGGGAAAGGGGAGCCTTCCTTACCCCTATGTCGGCGTCTAGCACAAAAGAGCAGAAGCAAGCTCAGGCATTAAAGATGCCCTGGAAAGAAACAACTTTTCAAGTGCACGAAGGAATGATTAAGGATGGCATACCTTCGCCGGAAGAAATTGCCAAGTTTGGATCAACGCACCCTGACCGCATATTAGACGCTGAGGGCATCTCAGATAAAACCAAACAGGTTTTTAAGGGAAGGCTTGATCAGGAAAGAGTTGGACCAAAGAAGTTTGACGACCCATCCCCGGAAGGCAGAGGCTGGGCGGCTGAGACTGCGCTGGACACAGGCATGTTTGCACTCAAGGTGCTTGGCACAACAGGCGAGTTTAGCAACGGGTATCTTGCCGGATTTCATGAAGCCATTAATGAATCAAAAATTGCAGATGAATTAAGAGCTAGGGGAGGGAGCACTGTTGCAGGAACTCCTTCCGAACTTATGCGGGTTCCATTTATGACTGGTTCTTTTTATGCCGACCTAGCAACAGACCCGGAGATGACAGGCAGAATTCTTCTTGAGCAAACTGTAACGGGTCTATCTTCCCTAGAAGAAGGATTAAGATCTGCTGCTGGCGTATGGACAGACATGGGTCCAGTTAAAGGTATTGCTAAAACTCTGGGCAAAACAAGAGTAGCCTACATGAAACAAGCTTTTGAAATGGCCAAAGAAGACTTAGGCGCAACTCAAAGCTCAGAAGAATTAAACGCTCGAACCAATGCAATATTTAAAGAGCTAGTTAAAAATGATTCTGCCGCATTTGCTATGGAGTGGCCAAGAACAACTGAAGCTCTTATTACAGCAGTTACCGATCCTTTGAATGTTGTTGGCGGAGCTTTGTTTAAGTACGCGGGAAAAACAATAAAAGGCGCATGGGAAACAGGAAAAAAGATTCCAGGATTGAAGCAGCTTCTCGAGGGAAGTGAAGAGGCTGCAAAGTTTGCAACAGCCCCTGCTCGGCAACTTTTAATAAGAGGCCCATACGATACAAAGACCGGCATAGAAGAAGGCTCGAGACTTTTAAAAGCATCAGGCAAGCACGGAAAAAGTATGCGCTTGGCAATAATGGCCGCGCAAGACGCAGGCCAGGGGGCAAGAAGAGAGCTTACGGACGTCGGCCACAGCATTGACGGCATTCTTTCAAGAATTAAAAAAGACGAAGTTGAAAGCTTTTGGGAAATTGTTGAGGCATGGGGGGACACCGGTCGAAGCTCTGCACGTTTAGACATTGAGATTGCTGATCGTATTAGTGACCCAAAAAAACAAGCTCAAATGAAAAAGATAATTGAAGACTATCTTCCGCAAGCTGACAAGTTTTACGAAATCAGTGCGAGGAATGGGCAGTTAAACGATATCCGAAAAGCAACAACTGAAGTTGATGGTGAAAGCGTTGTTGGCCATGCGGTTATTCAAGCTTCAAAGGTAGAAGGGTATCTTCCTTACCGGCACTTCGAAGGCATTGGTGACTTAAAGAAGCGCGTTAACAGTACCGGGTTTGTCGATGTTGAATCAGCAATCGCAGCCCTTAAAAAGAATAACGCAGAAAGCAAGCTCGCCAAACTTAGCCCTGACACTGAAGAGTACAAGGCTATGGAGGAAACGGTTTCTCAACTTGATGACATCCTTGTTGCCAGAAAAGGAAACACCGTTGACATGAAGGAGCTTCTTGCTGACAAAAACAAAGACCTTCGCTCAGCTTTGTATTCAATAAGCAAATCAAGAAATCAAGTAGACCTTATGGGGCAATCAAAGCTTCACAGAACAAGCGCAGTTTCTGGGGCGGCAAAAGAAAGATACGGTAATCTTCCGCCAATCAAAGACGCCAGACTGCAGTGGAAAACCCACATAGCAAAAGAAGTAGCTAAAGCTGAAAAGTCAGCGCAGATAAAAGAGCTTGCAGAGTTTGCTGGCGTAAAAGAAATTCAATCGTCATTCAGGGGAGAGTCTTTAGGGGAACACCTTAGTGGTGGCGGATTGATTAAAACAATTCAGCTAACCGAAGAAGGTGGCAAAAAACTCAAGCACGATAAAAATGTTGTAGCGGCAGCAGTGCAAAGCATGGGTGATGAACTTGGTCATGAGATGGCTCAGATAGATCCAAAGTTTGCAGAAAAAATATTTCAGGTAATAGGCACACCGTTCGACCCAAGGAAAACTGTCATGGTTATGCCCAAGTCAATGGCTTTGCGCATGGAAGAAATACTTCCGAAAATGCACATAGGCAGGGGTGATAAGTATGAAAAGATAGCGTCTCTTTATGATGACTTTAGCCGCGAGTTTCTTAAGCCGGTTAACGATTTATTTAGAACTTCAAGAACCGTAACAAGAAGCCTAGCTTTTCATTCGACAAATCACGTAGGCGCTATAGGCATCGGAGCCCTTGCCCTTGGTGCTCGAGCAGCCAACCCAATGCTTCAAAAAGAAGCGGTTATGCTTGCGTATAAAAGCAACCTAGCTGATGTTATTGCTCCAGCTTTTTTTCCTTCTGTTGGAGCAGCAGCAGGTGGGGTTGTTGGGTACCAGCAGGGTGAGGGTGACCTTGCGGATGTTGCCATGGGCGCTGCTGCAGGGTTGTTTGTCGGCAAGGGGCTTCAGATGTCCCGAACAAAAGTTGGGTCAAAGTATAATGCAAGCAACCTAAAGGTTAAGGTTGGCCCAAATAAGAACGATCAAATTACCATGGCCGAGGCCCAGGAGATTTTATCAAAATACAATATCACAAGTCAGGGTGCATTAAGATACGGTGGAGCCCCTGCTGATCTTGCGCCTGGGCCAAGCTCATGGAACCTTCCCGGCAGGGCAATTGCGGGATTAGCAAAAGTTCAGCACCAAGTAGCAGCCAAGACGAGGCTTCAGCAAGTAGCCCAGATGGGCGATGACTACCAGAAAGCGGTCACGTTTTTAGGATACCTGAGAAAAAACGGAAAGGTTTCCAACGGCAAGTTATCCCTGGACTCCATTCATAAGGCAGTTGATTTTACCTCTGAGTGGGCAGGCAACTACTCTCGATTAACTCAGTTTGAAAAACGATTCATGAGAGACCAGTTTGGTTTCTATAGTTGGAACCGTTTTATTCTTCCTGCAATTGCAAAGCACATGTACAAAAACCCCCAACGCTTGGCAGCTTTTGAAAAGATTCGCCGGGGCATGGAATCATATGTTTATGACACCACGGGCGGAGTAGTTCCAACAGCTGGGGTTCCTGATTGGATGAGGCTTAGCGGAGCTACGATGGCCCCGCAGATGTTTCAACCGCAATCAGAGCCAGGAGAGCCCGCGCCCCATCATGTAGCTATGGGTATTTTAGAAACTCCCAACGCAGCACTAAGCTCGTTTGCCCCAGGCTTCTCCGGCGAAAGCCCAATAGCGGCACAGTTTGGACCAATAGGACTTTCTTTGTCTTACGCTATAAGCGGGTTCAACGAGGGTGTTTTGCCTAAGGGGAGAGGCGGCCAGATATCTGGCTTTATGCCGCACCTTGACGAGGTAGTAGACTCATTTGACAGTCCAGAGGCAATGTCTTCAGCTCTTTTTACGGGTGATGATTCTTTGTTTTTTCGGGAAGCAAAAAACTCTGTGCCTTTTGGCGCGGCTCTCATGGACTTAAGCAAGCTTTACTTGCGAAACAATATGATTGACGAAGCCGCAGAAGTCCCGCTGAGATACAAAGCTGGCCGGGATTGGCTTGGATTAGAGAACGCTTTAGCTCGATCCCTTGGCCTGCAACCAATGAGTATTGCCAACTGGATGCCAGGGTATAGAATATATGCATTGGATCCTCTTCGCGTGGCAGCAAGAAGAAAAGCTAGGGCTAGAGCATACTTACCAGATAAACCCCTCGAATAGGAGAAACACCATGGCAACACATGCATACCGTGAAACACTACCAACAAACGAGCAGCTAACTGAAGCGACCGTGTTTGAATCAAAGGCAGCGCACCGTAAAGGCTATAGTAAAATGAGCCTTGCCTTGCACAGCGCATCAACAAACACGCGCATCACCGTGTATTACATTTTTGAAGAAACAAATGCAGAGAACACCAAGGCTCAGATTAAAGAGATTGATCTGGCTCAGAATGTCCTGACGCTTTACAACCTTGATATGCCGACTGGTATTATCAGAGTCACACGCAATAATGTTGATAGCTCTGCCTGCTCGGGTGGTGCTCTAAAAATAGACGCAAACTTTACGAAGTGAGGTAAGACATGGCAGATGCAAAAGTAATAGTAGATGGCAGTGCCCTCAGCGGAAACACCACGGCTATCCCAGACAACAACAGCA